AAGCGAGATCGTGGTTGATAAGGAGAATGTCGAGATATACAAGAAAGTTCGTGTTAAGACCGGCGTTGATGCGACAAGCTTCCAAGATATCCCCGTGATTAACATGGACGAGGACCCCGAGTCCGAGACATTCGGGTACAGGGTTGGTGAAGTATTCGTCTTTAACATCAACAAGCCGATAGACGCTACCCGTGGCAACTCCGACCTCTTGGCAATTGCTGACGCAATCTCGATGTACGACCAGTTCATCTTTAATACTCTCGAGCGTTCACAGCATATGAACTCATGGTTGTGGGATGTCGAACTTACCGGTAAGACCGAGAGCGAGATAGTCAAGTGGCTCAAGACAATACAGGCGCGTTCGCCGAGGCCCGGTTCTATCCGTGCTCATAATGAGAATGTCAAATGGAACGCAGTCGCTCCTAACCTGCATAATGAAGACCTCGAGGACTCTGCCAAGATATTCAAGAGTTACGTCCTGGGTGGAGTAGGTTATCCGGATTACTTCTTTGGCGAAACCCAGTACGCCACCCGTGGTATCGCATCCGAAGCAAGCATGCCCGTCTTTAAGCGAATTGAGCGACGGCAGGGCATAGTCAAATCAATACTGTTCGACATGCTGAATTATGTTATTGACCAGGCCATCCTGCACAATACACTACCCAAGACAGAGAACAGGGAATTCACAATCACCCTGCCAGAACTTGCCCTCAGGGATTTACAGAGGACAAGTGGCGCCGTTTATCGCCTGACACAGGCAATGCAACTTGCCAAGCAAGAGGGATGGTTAAAGGACATTGACTGCCGTAGAATAATCAATGAAGTCATGAGGGAACTAGGGCTTCCTGTTAACAAAATACTTGATACAAGGGAGATAAGTAATGAGTAAGAAGAACTACAGACCATCGCCAAAGACCGTCAAAGAGGAAACGACTGAAGCGCCGGAGAAAAACGTACCCATAAGCACCGAAGTCGCAGAGCCAAAGATAGTTATCGAAATACATCCCAACGGAAGTAGCCCGAGCGGGGATGCTATCGAGAACCCGATAATGGAGATTCCGTCAATGGTCAGCATTGTCGACATTGTCCGGCAGTGCGCAAATGGTGTTGAACCAAACATCGAGGACGCCGATATACTTGAAGCAATGAAAGCATTTAAGATTGATGCCAAGGAAGTGCTGTGCGTCAAGCATTGGGACGTCCAGAATATCAAGATAATCACCGTCGCCGGTAAGAAACTGATATGGCCGAAAGGTAGAAAAGCATGAAACTAAAGGAAGACTTCGGGGTAACGGCATTATTCGGTTGCCTGATAATTGTCGGCGCCTTTGCTGTTATCCTTGCCGCCCTGTTAAAGGACAAGATAGAGTTCGAGTCTGTTTTTGTTGCTGTTTCATCCTGGGTAGGGTCGATAATCACAGCGTACGTACTCAAGGCTAAGACCAACGGCTTTGGGGGGAAAGAACAAAAATGACTGAAGAAAACGGGTCCCTCGCTAGCAGACCAGATGAAGTTGTTGGAGCTGATGGCTCGTTGAATGCGGCTGGGCTTCACAAGGACGGTCGAGAGGGACCCGCCGAACTCAATGAACAGCATATCCTGACAGGAATGCCACCGATACCGCAAATATTACAGTGCGTTGTCACCTTTCAGGCAGTTAACCTTGTCGGCTCCTCTGTATATGACGGTAGCAAACCCCACGATGCCGATGTTCTGGTTCGCTCGTCAAGCTCGCTCCCAGAACTCGAGCGTAATCTGGAAACACAACTTGGGCCAAAGGTACATTTCCTCTACGAGACTAAAGGGCCGTCTTGGGACCACATGCCTCTCGGCGACTTTGTTCTTTATCCGGTTAACGGCAAACCAGCTATAAGCGAAAGTTCTGCAGCAGATACGCTAGCTGGAAAGTTACGGCCAATACTCGTCGACCCTCGGTATCTCAACCTCGTCAAATCTTCCGGAACTATCAAATTCCGAGTGAACTCCGATTCGCCTGACCCCGGTTTCTTTCTGAAGTTACAGAGGATGATGGGTGACTTGGGGCAGGATGCGGTGGGTTTCTCTCAGAAGACTGAGGTGGGGGAGGTACCGGTGGGGATGCTTTATTTTATTCCATATCCGGCCTTTCAGAAAGTCGTGGTTAACGAACCGGACTTTAAGCGATTCTATATTAAGAAAACAAAAGTTGAGGAGAATGCAATGCTTGTAAAAGATTTTTTGGAGTTGATTGAGGGTGTCGGTCTAGTTGAGGGAACGCGGCCGCCGTGGGGTTCTCCAGGTGGCAAACGCTTCATGGCAAGGCGTCTTATAAAGATGTTTCCGGAAGAGTTCAAAACCTATGTCGAGCCGTTCTTTGGCGGTGGCGCCGTTTTCTATGCGATGGATAATCAAAAGCAGGGACGCAAAGAGATTATCAACGACCTTAATAAAGACATCGTCCGTGCCGTCAAGTTTATCCAGCATATATCCGACGCACAAATTGACGCCCTGTCGAAGAAGGATTGGAAGCCGACTGCCGATCACTATGCTTATCTTAAGAACTTGAAGCCGGTGCGGGAAGTTGATTGGATGTACCGCTTCCTCTACATGAAGCGTCATTCCTACGGTGGCAATATCGGTCAGCAAGGATTGAAACAAGCCACCCACACCCCCGCCTACTTTGAGAACCTGAAGAGGGTGAGAGAGCGTCTCAAGGGTGTCGATGTCCGTAGCGAAGACGCTGCGAAACTCATCCCCAAAGTTGACGGCAAGGACGTGTTCTTTTTCCTTGACCCGCCGTATCCTGAGAAGACAAAGAACTGGTTTAATCTCGGCTGGATAGAGATGGACGACCTCGTCAAGCTGGCAAAGGGGATGAAAGGCAAGTTCCTGATGACATTACAGGCCGGTACCAAGGTCCGGAGTGCTTTCAAAGACTTCAACGTCAAGTCAATGAAGACATATGCCTACATTATCACCAATCGTCCAGGACAGGCCCCTGCAGTCCGCAACGAAACCATCATCACGAACTACGATAAGAAGAACGTCAAGGAAGCTTTTCCTGAGAAGTTCTTTACTATTACTGCGAGTGATGGCATTACTGTCATCGAGCAGAAACTACTGACGCCTGAAGAAATGGAAGCCCTCGAGTTTTCTGAGGATTAGAAGATGCCGTCTAGAGAAGAGCAAAGGGAATTAGGCGAAATCGCTAAAGGCGACCTGTATATGAATAAACAGGAGAGCGATAAGCCGTCGCCTTTTGTTGTGCAGATGCACGTTCGTGGAATCTTTACCGACTCGGAGAGATTGGCATTACTCAAGAAGCCGACTGCCGAGTCTTTACGAAAAGCCGGTTGTGAGTATCTGAACGGTAGTGTCCAGGAATTCACCAACAAGCTGGATAAGGCTGATGCTTCAGAGGATATCTCGAGCATACAGAAGCAGTTTATCGTTGACGTCCCAGACGACTTCGATATTGCGAAAGTCATCAATCGTGGTAATTCGCACCATGACTTGAGGATTCATCCTGCAGGAGAGAAGCACCTGATTGGCTGGACGATTACGGCTCCTCGATTCGCCGTACAGTTGTTAAAGACAGGCAACATACTATTCCCCGGCAGAGACAAACTTCTTGCGAATGAGGCTGGCGACAAGATACCGTCGGTAAAGAAAGCGAAGCAACCCGTGGAATGGTTGACGCTGGTTACTAACGGCAAGAAAACATATGAAGCAGACGCAGGGGAAGTTGGTGCTACTCCTGAAACCGGTGGCAAGTTCTTCTTCAATGCTTCCGGCTCCCTGCTGTTCGGCGTACAGAAAGATGACTATCACGAACTGTTCCTGCGGTTTGATCCCCCGTATAGTAAACTCTCCGGAAGATGGGGTTTTCAAAAGATAGCTGGCAGCCCGTCATACAATAAGGTTTCTGCCCAGTGGTGGATGATGGATAAGGTGTATGAAAACCCTGCCCCTTATATAATCCATTATTCCAGGGAAGCTAAAGAGAAGCAAGCGAAAGAAGATGGAATCAAACAGATTATATGGAATGCCAAGACACTATCTTTACTTAAGTCTCTTGATTTCGGCAAGCAATTGCTAGAGGGTATTGACAAGGAGAAGATAGATGAAAAGATTGCCGAATACTCCAATGGTGGTGGAGTATGGGAAGCCTAATGATTAAAAGCGCGTGGACAGCACAAGGCAACGGCTTTGCTCCTTTCCCGTTCGCCCCAAATACTCCTATCATGGCTACCACCGGCCATCGGTAGGTGCTGTCCCGTCTTTTTGTTTGGAGAGAAACTTGGCAGAGTTCGGGAGTACGTTCGACAAACCAATCAACATTACAAGAGTGGATACTGACAGGATGCGCGAATCTGCTAGTCCTTCCGCCTTAAGGCTGTTGTGGGTTATCTCGCAGATAGGGTACGGTGAACTACGGGTAATAGTTAAGAATGGTGAGCCGGTCAGGGTGGTAGAGGCCGTCAAGGAGATCAAACTCGATGTCTAATACGTCAGAACTTTCGCAGTTTTCCAAATACAACAGGTTTATTGTTAACTTCCAGATTGGCAGCAAAGGCGCTGATATTGCTGGGACCCCGTGGCACCTGAAACTTGATATGTCGTTCTTTATTGACAAGCTTGGAGATGACAAATTCCTTGCCTGGTGGAATCAGTATGCCGGATACGGAGATTGCCCGCGGTCTGCCATCAGCGATGCGATCATCCATATTGCTCATGAATACACAAGGCTGTTGTCTAACCTTGAGAATTTGTCCAGCGAGGAAGCCAAGAATGCCGAGATGCTAGGCTGGATATTCGAGCCACGCAAATGATCCTAAAAGTTGTGATGGTGCACTGGAGAGATGTTTCTACCGAGGATTCTTTGGTTCCTCAGAAGGGCACTAGCCTGTTAAGCACGTGGCCCAGATGTGATGTCGGCTTCCTGTTATTCGATGGTAAAGATGAAGACGGCGTTGAGGTTGTAAGGATTTCTCCGTTCTATGCGTTCCATAATAACGAGGTCTTTTACCAGAGGATCGTAACGTACCCGAGGGCCATCATTACTAAGTTAATGCATTTATGCGAGCTGGATGTTGGGAAAATTTCTCCAACAGCCCTTGACAAATAAATATTTGTGTGCTTTACTTCCTGTCAGAACACTTGTTTTTGCCTAACAGGACAACCGGGGCAGTCTTACGACTGTCCCGTTTTTTTAGGTCTGAGTGGCAAAACAAAGAATGGAGGACGCAAGGTCGATGTCCAAAACTTTACTAGAGGCCAAAGTGGATGCGGAGGTGTTTGGGGCTATCAAAGCCGCACTGGGGAAACTCAGTGCCGTGTCTGACAAGTTGCCCGAAAAGGCAAAGAAAGCTGTCGAGACACTAGCCTCTATCCTTGGTGGCAAAGTTGAAGCCAAGGAATCCGAAAAAGCTGAAGAGAAGGCGGATGAGGAAGAAGTGAAGTGTACCGGCAAGGAAGATTGTCCTTGTCCTGAATGCAAGAAAAAGCGCGGGGAAGAAGTAGAGGAAGCTTGCAAGGGCAAAAAGCCGGGTGAGGCTGATGAGGAATCCGGGGAATGCACTGGGGAAGAAGATTGTGAATGTCCGGAGTGCAAGAAAAACAAAGCCAAGGCTAAAGAGGCCCTGCGGCCGAGTGAAATCGTAAAATCACTCGACCTGCTTTATGAGGCCGAGAAAGAATCCGGGGACAAACTGCCCAAGGATGTCATTACCGCTATCAAGGCGCTGATGACAAAACTAGCTGATGTTCTCAAGGACCTCGGTTACTCATACAGTGATGGTGGGAGCGGTAAGGGGTTCTATCATAATGATAAGGACTCCAAGCACAAGGGTAAGAAACCGCCTGCCTACTATTACTCATCTTCCTATGGAGATGCCACTCAAACTGTGCGTGAGCCTGTACCACATGACAGGAAGCGCATCCAGGCTTCCGCCAGACTGATTGAGTCTGTTAGCGGAACAGAGGGCAAGAAGTGGCACGCCGTCCTGATTCAGTCAGGTCTATCGAAGAACCGTTTCATGTACCGGGATGATGTACTCGAAAAGGCTACGCCTCTCTTTGAGGGGTGTAAATCCTATGTTGACCATCCGAATACAACCGACAGGAAACAGTTACCTGAGAGAAGCGTGGCTGATATTGCTGGATGGTTCGAGGGTGCTACGAAGCAACCCGATGGCATTCATGCTACGTTCCATGTAGCAGGGGGCAAGGAATGGCTCCGTGAAATGTTCATTGATGCTTACGAGCACAATAAGCCCGACCTGCTCGGTTTCTCAATCTACGCCGAGGGTAAGACCCGTGTTGACAGACAAGACGGGAAACTAATCTGGATGGTTGAGAGTATTGACAAGGTAGATTCCGTTGACGTTGTGACTCAACCTGCAGCCGGCGGTCGAATTGCCGGACTAATTGAATCCGAAGATGGAGAAAGAGAAATGAAAGAACTCGAAAACATGACAGTTGAAGAACTGTCGAAGATTCGTCCGGACCTGGTCGAATCTATCAAGAAAACTGCTCAGCCCCAGCCGCCACCCAAGAATGATGAGGGGGATAAGGTGATTGCGAGGATGGCTGAAGCGGAAAAGGCAATTAATGTTAAGCTTTGCGGCGTTGCCTTAAAGGAAAAGCTTGCTGGTAGTAAGCTTCCTGTCGCCTTTAAGGAAGCCATCGAGAAGGACTTCGCCGGTCGTGTTTACCCCGAAGCCGAACTTGATGCCCGAATCACCCGCGATACCGATATCTGGGCAAAAGCTTCTCCCCCGCCCCAGCCCGTTACTTCGAGAGTACGGGAAATGCACGAGAACAAGGACAACATCAGCAAGGCTCTTGATGCCATGATACAGAACAAGACGGATGTAGATGGCGTCAAACCGTTCCGGTCTCTTACCGAGGCCTACGCAACCTTTAAGGGAGTGCCGATTGTCGATGTTAATCCCCTGAACATACTCCGTGAATCGGCTGCCGGATACGATTCTGGCGCCAGGACCCTGAGGGAATCCGTTACCACTTCCTCTTGGGGTGAAATTCTTGGCGACTCCGTTACCCGTGCCCTGCTTGCCGAATACAACATCCCCGGCCTTGATGATTGGCGCAAGGTGGTCTCCACCATTACCAGCCTCAAGGACTTCCGGACTCAGCGCCGGCAGAGACTCGGCGGATACGGCACTCTGCCGTCCGTCGGACAGGGTGCTACTTATCAGTCTCTTACCTCACCAACTGATGAGGAAGTCACCTACTCTCCGAGCAAATATGGTGGGTTGGAAGACCTGACCATAGAAACCATCGCCAATGACGACCTCGGTGCCGTTCAGTCCATTCCGAGGCGTCTCGCACGTGCCGCCAAGATTACGCTGTATCGCTTCGTGTTTGACTTCCTTGCGAACAACAGCTCCATCTATGACGCACTTGCCCTCGCCCACTCGACCCACGGCAACATCAGCACCACCGCCCTGAGTTATGCTCAGGTAATCTCTGCCGTCCAGAAGATGCGTGACTTCACCGCCTACGGCGCGACAACCGAGTTCTTGCAGATTCGGCCCAAGTTGCTCGTAGTCCCGAATGAACTCGAAGCCACTGCGTTCTACATCAACACGATGGATACCTATCCGGATACCGTTACCCCGGCTGCCGGTGGTACCGCTGCCGTTGACCTTCGCCGCAACATGGTTAAGGGATGGTTCGAAGTTATCGTGGTTGACTACTGGACCGATGCCGATAACTGGTGGCTGGTTGCTGATCCCAAACTCGCCCCGACATTCGAACTCGGCTTCCTTAACGGGAAGCAGGAGCCTGAACTGCTCTCGCAGAACGACCCGACCCAAGGCTCACTGTTCTCTGCCGATAAGGTCTCCTACAAGATACGCCATATCTACGGCGGAGCCGTTCTTGATTGGCGGTCATACTTCGGCGGGATAGTGTAGAAGGAGGAATGATAAAATGGTAATCTCTTTACATGATGTCCCCGGAACTTTCGTAAGCGATCCGATCACCATCCCGAAGCAGGCTAACGCCGAACTGGCCGACTTCGTGGTATTCCGGGCGCCTTTTAAGTGCAAGGTAACAAAGGTTCTTGTTACTACTGGCGCCAACTGGGCTGGAGTAAACGATGCTACTAACCACAACAGATTTGTCCTTCTTGATGTTGGTGTTGGTGGCACCGCAACCCCAAGTGGCCTTGGTACAATTTCCGG